CGTGACAACAGTGCCGCTAATGTCAACGTCAATCGGAAAGGATGCCACGTTTGACAGATAGTCGAGGATCGTCCCGCTCTCGTCGCCCTCGGGATCAACGCTCCAATATGTATAACCAGAGGTTTGAATACTTGTGCCAACTTGACCTGACGGGACGTTGCTGGTTTGACTCGCTGCGGTGCGAGTAACAGGAGCGGTGCCCACAGCGGGTTGAAGCTCAAAGTCAGTTGCCTCTTGGATGCTGGTAACTAAGTCAGTTAAACTAGATCCATCACCAACAAATGATGTTGCTGTGACGATACCAGATACTAATACATCACCAACCACATGAAGTTTAGAGGTTGGATTTGTAGTTCCGATACCGACATTGAAACTTGAGTCTCCATTGATCCAAGTACTAGCCCCAACACCAATGACTAATTGATTACTTCCTGTGGTATTTGGAAGTTGGACATTATAACCAATAGCAACATTATTATTTCCGGTAGTTTGATCACACCCTGCATAACGACCAATGAAGTTATTCTCTCTTCCAGTGGTGTTGGAGTATCCTGCATAAGCACCGAAGAAGTTATTATAAGATCCTTCGGTGTTATAGTATCCTGCATTATTACCAATGAAGTTATTCTCTCTTCCAGTGGTGTTGGAGTATCCTGCAAGATTACCAAAGAAGTTATTATAAGATCCAGTGGTGTTATAGTACCCTCCGTGATAACCAAAGAAGTTATTATAAGATCCTTCGGTGTTATAGTATCCTGCACAAAAACCAATAAAGTTATTGCAACCTCCAGAACCAGAAGCATACTTACCGGCATAATTTCCTAAGAAAGTATTCTGTTCTCCAGTGACAGTTGCATAACGACCCGCACCATCACCGATCATATTGTTGCAGGATCCAGTGGTGTTACAGTATCCTGCATAAGTTCCCAAGAAGTTATTATGACATCCAGTGGTGTTATTGTATCCCCCATAATGACCAATGAAGTTATTATAACATCCAGTGGTGTTATAGTGTCCTGCATACTTGCCTAAGAAGTTATTATGATCTCCAGTGGTGTTATAGTATCCTGCACTACTACCTAAGAAGTTATTATAACTTCCTTCGGTGTTACAGTATCCTGCAAAAGAACCAAAGAAGTTATTATACTCTCCGTTAGTGTTGAAGTATCCTGCACGATTACCTAAGAAGTTATTATCACCTCCAGAACCAGAAGCACACTTACCTGCATAAGTTCCTAAGAAGTTATTATGAGATCCAGTGACGGTTGCACAACGACCCGCACCATCACCGATCATATTGTTGCAGGATCCAGTGGTGTTACAGAGTCCTGCACGATTACCTAAGAAGTTATTATTACTTCCAGTGGTGTTCTCGTATCCTGCATCAAGACCAAAGAAGTTATTATAAGATCCAGTGGTGTTGTTTCTTCCTGCACTACTACCAAAGAAGTTATTCCTACTTCCAGTGGTGTTGTTTCTTCCTGCACAAAAACCAATGAAGTTATTATCACATCCAGAACCAGAAGCACACTTACCTGCATAAGTCCCTAAGAAGTTATTATGAGATCCAGTGACGGTTGCACAACGACCCGCACCATTACCGATCATATTGTTACAGGATCCAGTGGTGTTTCCTAATCCTGCACTATCACCAAAGAAGTTATTAGCAGATCCAGTGGTGTTGTATCTTCCTGCACATTGACCTAAGAAGTTATTAAAACTTCCAGTGTCGTTGGAGAATCCTGCACGTCTACCTAAGATGTTATTATAACATCCAGTGGTGTTGCCTCTTCCTGCACAAGCACCAAAGAAGTTATTATGATCTCCAGTGGTGTTGAAGTATCCTGCATTATCACCTATGAAGTTATTACAACCTCCAGTGGTGTTACATTTTCCTGCATAAGGACCAAAGAAGTTATTAGAAATTCCAGAAGTAATACTATTACCAGCATTACATCCCATAAAGATATTATAGCAGGCACTTCCTGTTACGGGATCATAAGAACCACCTGCACCATCACCGGCAAAAAGATTTCCATCAGCATCTTGCTCGAAACCACCACCAGGTAGATTGGTAAGATTAGATCCATCTCCAACAAAACTTGAGGCAGTAATGATACCAGTAGTATTAACACTACCGTCAGTTCCAATACCACTAATAATTTGAACAGGCTTGAACTTAGAATCAGTGTCAACCCATTGAAGGATGTCACCGTCAGCCAATGGAGTTGGTGGTGAACTTGGGTCTTGAAAACTAACCCTCAGCTCGTCTGTAGTTAAAGCGAGGGCAGGATTGCAAGTATTAAATTGAATGTTGTCGAACGACGGCTGGTAATTGCTACTGCCTGATGTATGTGTGACCCAATTAGACCCTCCGTCACGAGAAACGTAGAAGGTAAGGTTGCTCGTACTGTTACCGTTTGCAGCTACTGCAGCATCCCAATCACCCTTAAAGTCGCTACCATCTGAATCGGTTTCATAAACTATAAAAGTATTGCCAGAACTAAAAATAGTGGCTTCTCCTTGAGCATTAGCATCATTGTTATTGGCATTATTGGCAACGGTTGCCCAGCGATTGACGATAGTTGCAGGTGCAGGATTTAACTCAAAGTCAGTTGCAGTTTGAATACTGCTACTGCTAGCAACACCAGTTAGTCCACTACCATCACCATAAAGAAAGTTAGCAGTTACGATACCTGCGTGAACTATGCTTATATTACTTACATCAACAGAACTTGACGGATTTGTTGTCCCTACCCCGACATTACCAGTATTAATTAGAACTCTACTATCATTAATAATAGTAGTTCCGCCGATCTTAATTGCCATCTACCGTCCTCGTATACACTGGGTAGTATTATTACAAGTATTTAGACTTTAATTTAAGTCTATAAATAATTTCAATGAGATTGAATTTATGAATAAAACATTTTACTTTATGGCAGGTCTTCCAAGATCGGGGAGCACATTGTTATCATCAATTCTAAATCAAAATCCAAAGTTTTATTCCGGGCCATCAAGTCCAGTTCTTGGTGTAATGGCTAACATAGAGAATAACTTTTTGGGTAATGAGTTATATAATGGATATCCAAAACCTGATCAGGTTAGAGAAATTATTGGAAGTATTCCACATCATTATTATAGTGATGTAAAAAAACCTATAGTATTTGATAAAAATCGTGCATGGACTGCAAGAATTCCATATATTGAGGGATATATCGGTCAACAAGCAAAGATTCTTGTTCCTGTTCGTAGAATAGATGAAATTTTAACATCTATTCTATTAATGATTCGTCGTAATCCATTCCAAGAAGGTCAAGAAAAAATCAATTTTGTGGATGAACAATTAGTTAAAAATAACATACCTATTAGTGATTTTAATAGATGCGACTTTCTTCTCAGCAATGGTGGTGTCGTCCGTCAATCATTAAGTGCAATTATGGAAGGATTTGAGCATAATTTTCGTGACAAAATGCATTTTGTAGACTATAATGATTTAGTAAGTAGACCTGAAAATACAATGGAAAATGTCTATGATTTTCTTGGAGAAGAATTCTATGAACATGACTTTGAATCAGTCACAAATGCTCATAAAGAAAATGACTTACGGACTTATGGACTCAGTGATATGCATGATGTTCGTTCTAAAGTTGAAAAAACTGCACCTCATCCATCATCAGTTCTTCCTGCAAAAATTATTGATCTTTATAATCAAAATAAAGATAGGCTTGAATTTTGGGGAACACCGAATATTATTACAGTAACCCCTAAAGTCAAAGCACCTCTCACAAAACACAATTCAATTGTTTTTAAATAAATAGTAAACAGAATCAAAAAAAAAATGGCAATTACTCACACAAGAACAATTGAAAAACTTAGAGTATTAAATGATGATAATAACATCGTTTGTAGAGTTAAAGTCAAATGGACTTCATCTGATGATTCTGATGTCGAAAGAACTACAATAGAAAGTTCTAAAGCATTTAAAATTGAAACAGAAGGTGTGACATCAGATTCTGATGGATTTATCTCATTTGAATCTTTAACTCAAGAAACTGTAGAGGAATGGATAGCAACAGAACTTGCAGAACAAACTGTAACAACAAAACATGAGTCTAAAATTAATTCTATTCTCAATCATACCAGTCCACTATCATTAAGCAAAACAACTCCTTGGTAATTTTATGGCAAAGACTAAGTATTCTATATTTCATGTTCAAGGTGGGTTTGGAAAACATATTGCAGCAACAGCAGTCGCTAAGTGTATCAAGAATAATCATCCAAGCCGACAACTCATTGTTGTCGGTGTTTGGACAGAAATATTTCAAAATTTACCATTCATAGATAGAGTTTATCAACTGGGTAACACCAGTTATTTTTATCAAACTTATATTGAAAATCAGGACTCACTGATTTTCCATAATGAACCTTATTTCACTACGGATCATATTCATAAAAAACTCCCTCTTGTTCAGACATGGACTAAGATGTATGATCTTAAATACAATGGCGAAATGCCAAGTATTAAGTTCAATCCTTTACAACGGAAAATAGCAAAGGAATTTTGGACTGGACGGGCAAACGATAAACCTATCATGGTTTTGCAAACTAATGGTGGAATGTATAATGAGCAAAGACCATATCTATGGGCACGAGATATGCCTGTAGTACTGGCACAAAAACTTGTAGATCATTATTCTGATGATTATCATATCTTCCAAGTAAAGAAGGCATCTAGTGAGGCATTAGATGGTGTAGAAGTCATTCAAGATCCGATGAGTAACATGGAACTTGTAAGTATTTTATCGAATAGTGATAAAAGAATTCTGATTGATAGTTGTTTACAACATGCTGCCACAGCACTTAAACTTCCTTCTGTCGTATTATGGAATGGCACAAGTCCAAAAGTATTTGGATGGGAAATGCACACCAATATTCAGGCAGAGAAACCTGCAAATTTCAAACTTCCAAATAGTTATTTGTTTGACTTTGATTTTACGGGTATGGAAGCAGAATATCCTTACATTGATGAGGATGAAGAAATTTTTAACTTTGATAAAATTATAGAAGCAGTCGGTTGATGAATATTATTGGATTATATGGTGCGATTGGTTGGAATGTTCTAATTTCTGATAATCCTAAACTAAAAAATCAAATGAATGAGAGTTGGACACATGGTGCAAGTGTGTCCCTATTCTCGAATGGAAATCATGTGTCAAGTATCAGTGAAGAAAGACTTACTGGCATTAAATATGATGGAAACTTCCCAAGAAAATCAATAGAATATTGTTTATCTACTGGCAATATTTCTAAAGAAGATGTTGATGTAGTTGTTATTCCATCAATGGCAAATACAAACTTTTATAAAAATTATATTAATCAAACTCTTCAATCTAAAATCAAAAGATATTTTCCAAAGGCACGAATAGAAGTAGTATCTCATCATATGTGTCATGCATATTCATCAGTATTCTCTTCAGATTATAATGAGGGGACATTTATTACAATGGATAATGCAGGTTCTATTCTCTTTAATTCTGCTGGTAATGTTTTTTCCTCAGAGAATCATTCCATAGGATACTTTAATAAGAATAAAGGTATCTTTAGATATCATCCTGGTATTCCTGAACTGAATAACTTCGGAAACTATTATTGGATATGGGCATATCAAATTTATACTGAAATGGTTCAGAAAAAAATTGATATTACTGATCCAAAGTATCGGGAAACATTCTGCGGAAAAGTTATGGGTCTTTCTGCATATGGAAATGTCAAAGAGTTTGAACAGGATTATCGTCAAACTTTTGAGGGTATTCCTTCTCTTACATTTAATTCTCTTCCCGAACAAGATTTTGTTTATGGGAATATGAGTCCAGAAAATAAAGCAAAAACATTACAGCATAATTTTGAACAAGGAATGCTTGTTTATATAAAAACACTCAAAGAACAAGGATATATTGATGACAATCTTTGTCTTGCCGGTGGAGTATTTTTAAATATTTTGTCTAACTCTGTGATTCGTAAGAATAATATTGTTAAAAACATGCACATTCCACCATTCCCTGATGATACGGGCCTTTCATTTGGTGCAGCATGTTATGGTGTATTCAAATCAAAAGAAAAAGTAACTCTTCCACATAATATATCACTTCTCGGTCGTACTTATAATAATAAAGAGATTGAAGAAGCACTTGAAGGAACAAACTATAAAAAGTTTGATGACTTTGAGGAACTATGTGTGAAAACTTCTAAACTTCTTGCTGATAATAAAATTATTGGATGGTTTCAAAATCGTTCAGAGTTTGGTCCAAGAGCACTTGGTTCCAGATCAATTCTGATGAATCCAACACCAAAAGAAAATAAAGAAACAATTAATATTAGAATCAAGCATAGAGAAGAATGGAGACCATTTGCAGGTATTATGCTTGAGGAATATCAGGAAGAATATTTTACTAATGTTTATCCTAATGAATATATGTTATACTCTCTTGTCGTAAAACCACATCAAAGAAAGAAACTAGGAGCGATCACACACAAAGATTTCTCTTGCAGAATTCAAACTGTAAATAATCAGTTGCATCCAGAAATTAATACTCTTCTTCAAAAATATAATGAAGAAACTAATTGTCCTGTTCTTCTGAATACTTCATTCAATGATAATGGTCAACCAATTGTAGAGAGTCCAAAGGATGCTGTTCAAACTTTCAATAATATTGATTTAGACTATCTTGTAATTGGAAACTATATCGTATCTAAAAAATAATCATTCAAGTTTAGTTAATCTTTCATTCAGTGATTCAATTTGTGCTTGCTGTTCCTTAACTACTTCAATCAAAAGACCTATCAGACCATTGTAATTAACAGTCTTAGGATCAGTATCACTCACCAGTTCAGGTAATATCTCTTGAATATTATCTGCTATCACACCAAGTGATGGTCTATTATCTTCAATCCAATTAAACGAAACACCATTGATCTGCAAGACCTTCTCAAGTGGATCATCTATAATCTGAATATTATTCTTCAGTCTTGCATCTGATGTTGAATTATAATCAGTTGCAGTAACTTCACCAATTACATGAAGTTTAGATGTTGGATTTGTAGTTCCGATACCGACATTGAAACTTGAGTCTCCATTAATCCAAGCACTAGCCCCAACACCAATGACTAATTGATTACTTCCTGTGGTATTTGGAAGTTGGACATTATAACCAATAGCAACATTATTATTTCCGGTAGTTTGATCACACCCTGCATCTCTACCAAAGAAGTTATTATCATTTCCAGTGGTGTTGGAGAATCCTGCATAAGAACCAAAGAAGTTATTGCAACTTCCAGTGGTGTTATAGTATCCCCCACAATGACCAATGAAGTTGTTGCAGGATCCAGTAGTGTTCTCGTATCCTGCATAAGTTCCCAAGAAGTTATTATGACATCCAGTGGTGTTATTGTATCCCCCATAATGACCAATGAAGTTATTATAACATCCAGTGGTGTTATAGTATCCTGCACGATCACCTAAGAAGTTATTAAAACTTCCAACGGTGTTGTAGTATCCTGCAAGAGTACCTAAGAAGTTATTATGACTTCCTTCGGTGTTATTGTATCCCCCATAATGACCAATGAAGTTATTATAATTTCCAGTGGTGTTATAGTGTCCTGCATAATTACCAAAGAAGTTATTACAACCTCCAGTGGTGTTATAGTATCCTGCACTACTACCTAAGAAGTTATTATAACTTCCTTCGGTGTTATAGTATCCTGCAAAAGAACCAAAGAAGTTATTAGAATCTCCTTCAGTGTTACGGTATCCTGCACGATTACCTAAGAAGTTATTATCACCTCCTTCAGTGTTATTGAATCCTGCACAACGACCAAAGAAGTTATTACAACCACCCCCAAGAGAAGCACACTTACCGGCAAAATTTCCTAAGAAGTTATTATCACTTCCGTAGACAGTTGCACATTGACCAGCACCCCTACCGATCATATTGTTACAAGATCCTTCGGTGTTACAGTATCCTGCACAATCACCTAAGAAGTTATTATTACTTCCAGTGGTGTTATAGTGTCCTGCATAATTACCAAAGAAGTTATTACAATTTCCAGTGGTGTTATAGTATCCTGCACTACTACCTAAGAAGTTATTATGACTTCCTTCGGTGTTGCAATATCCTGCTTTATTACCAATGAAGTTATTATCACCTCCAGAACCAGAAGCACACTTACCTGCATAAGTTCCTAAGAAGTTATTATTAGATCCAGTGACAGTTGCACAACGACCAGCACCATTACCGATCATATTGTTACAAGATCCAGTGGTGTTGGAGAGTCCTGCACTACGACCAAAGAAGTTATTACGATTTCCAGTGGTGTTATAGTATCCTGCATACTTACCTAAGAAGTTATTATCACCTCCATCGATGTTGGAGTTTCCTGCACCAATACCCATAAAAATATTATTAAATCCACCACCACCAGTGGTTTCATCTCCAATTCTTATATTCGTATATAAAAGTTCTTCATCAATGTCGTAAACAGTTCCAAATCCAAGAATACCATCAATTTGTAACTTTACTTTTGGATTTGTGGTTCCGATTCCGACAGAACCAGTTCCAGTCATTACAACAGTAGGACTAATAAATCCTGCAGTAGCAACACCCGAAACTATATCTGAAGAAGTTAAGTTATAAGTGTCTGAGGCAGAAACATTAAGAATATTTTGACCTGCTGCAGTAGTCGTAGTATTAGTCCAAGATACTCCAGTTCCTATAGAAGTAAGTAATTGACCATTACTACCTGTAGCATTATTAGAATCGTAAAGTACTCCATCAATTTCTACATCAGTAAAAGTAGAAACACCAGATACATTAAGTTCGTCAAGTTCAGTATGTCCATCAACATCTAATCCGGCATTAATATCTACATCAGAAGCAAAGGTTGAGACACCAGATACATTTACGTCATCAAGTTCAGTATGTCCATCAACATCTAAATTACCATTAGCGTTTATTGTTCCGGTGAACGTTGATACTCCTGATACTCCAAGAGTAGATATTGTTACAATTCCAGTAAAGTTTTGATTATTATTCAGAGAAACTGTAACTATACCAGCAGAGATTAGTGATACATCAATATCTGATCCAAAGTTAAGAACGGAAGCAGTTCCTCTTACAATATCATTATCAGTTACTGTAACACCTGCAGCAACAGAACCAAGATTAGTTAATCCAGAACCATCACCAGTAAATACTCCACCAGATGCAGTAAATCCACCAGATGTAATGATACCAGTAGTATTAACACTAGCATCTGTTGTCAAACCAACTGCTGTTACATCATTAAAATAATATTGTGCGGTACTTCCAAATCCAACGGCAGTAATAAAACCAACAGTACTATTATCAATTATATCAACTTCAGCAACTGCTAAAGTATCTCCTAAAGTAACAGTACCGGAGTCAAAAGGTTTAAAATTAGCAGTAATTCCTTCAAGTTTTGCTTTAATAATATCCTCAAGATTTCCACCAGAACCATAATATGCAGTGGCACTTATAATACCTGTTGATGTATAGAAAGTTATTCCAGAACCAACATTAACAATTGTTCCAGTTTCTGTAACTAAACTATCAGTAAGTTGTCCATTTCCATCATCCCACTTTGTAATTGTACCTCCAGTGAGATTCTCAGAATTTCTAAGTTCAACATTATCAGAGTTGATTGTAATGCCAGTACCAACTCCAACAGTAAGTGTTCTATCGGCAGTTAATTCTCCACCACCAGTAAGACCATTTCCAGCAATAACTGATCGTGTAAGATTTGATGCAGTTGATGCAGTTCCTGTTAGATTACCAACAAATCCATTTGTTGCTGTAACGATACCAGAAGCATTAATATTTCTTATAACTGCTAAATCATTTTCGGTAAATTGAACTGAACCTGCAGCAAGTCTTGTTCCTGTCGGGAATTGTGTACTTCCAATACCAACACCATAATTAATCAACCAAGCATCAGTTCCAAGTCCTGCAAAGGAACCTTGCTGGAACCACATAATCTTTTTATATGTGGTAGGAAGAGTTTCACCAGCACCGATAAGACTAATTAAAGGAGAACCTTCTGTTGATGCAACAGCGACACCACCATGATTTGCCGTAGTGTCATTTGAAACATCATTTCCACCAGCATCAGTTCTAAAACCAAGAATAATATCAGAATCCGATACCTTTAATGTTTCAGTAAATAATGTAGCAGAAGTACCACCAATAGTTATATTTCCATTAACATTTAGATCACGATTAACTTGTAAATCATTGGCAATAGTAACTGTTGTTCCAGGAAGTGTTGGATTATCTGGAATTGAAATGACAGGTGTAGTACCTTCTCCCGAAGTTACATCAACTGCAATTTGATTACTAGTTCCACTAATAGAAGAAACATAATCACCAGTAGTATCATCACCAAGAGCAACACTATTAGGTTGAATAGTTGCCGCAAGTGATACATTACCTGTCCCATCAAAACTAATCTGCGAAGCAACAACATCTCCGGTTAATTCAAATGTTCTAGATGTTTCTAACTTAGTTGCAGTAGAAGCAACACCAGTTAAATCAGCACTAATTGTTCCTGCACTAAAGTTACCTGATCCATCACGAGAAACTATTGTACTTGGTGTATTAATATCCGTAGCATCTGATGTAACTGTAAACGTAACTACACCAGAATTATTATAAGTCGCACTTCCACTCAATCCAGTCCCAGAAGTAGCAAGTGTTAAATCATTATCAAGAGTTCCCGTAACAATACCGGCAATAATACCAGATCCAGTAATTGTAGTAGCAGAACCAACTGTTAATGATGTTGTAATATTTACTTCATTTGGAAGTCCAACCGTAAGAGTATTTCCAGAACCTACCGTTTCTATTTCATTTGCAGTTCCGGCAATCGTAAATGTTTCACTATCAAGGTCAACAGATCCAGTTCCAGAGTCACCAGCAAAATCTAAATCTTGTGCCGTAACTTGATCATCAACATATTTTTTAATTGATTGTTGTGTCGCAAGAGCATCATCACGATCCGATACTAAATCATCTTCATCAAGAATTGCAGTAACAGCGACTCCAATATTCGCAAGAGTTAAACTTGCCGTTGTTGCAGCAATAGAAACATTTAAAGTATCTAACTCAGTATGTCCATCAACATCTAAGTCTGCATTAAGATCTACATTAGAAGCAAAGGTTGAGATACCAGTAACAGTAAGTCCACCACCAATAATTACATCATTTTGAACAGTTAAATCAGAAAGTGTATTACCACCACCAGTAACTGTAAGTTGATCAACAGTTAAAGGACCTTGAATCCTTACATCACCTCTTACATCTAAGTTATAATCAGCATCAAAAATTGTAGTGCCAATTCCAACACGACCAATAACTTCTAATACCTTTTCATCTTCAGTACTTTGTAAAATACCAATTTTTTCTTGCTGAGATCTACGGCTGAGATAACGTATTGGTGCTACCATTTTCCTTTAAAATATTAGAGATTTGATGTTTCCAGAACACTGGATAGATATTTAAGAGTAACTGAATCACTTCCAACTAATGTTAATGTATCACCAGTTTCTACAACTAATTTCCCTGCAAGAAGATTTACTGTATCGTTAGATGGTACTGGTAAATTATCCACAATTGGTGTATCAACTCCACTTCTGCGATAACCAAAACTAATTGTTTCAGTTACAGATCCAGTATTTGTGACCTGTGCTAATAATACAACTCCAGTATATGCAATTGGAGCAGTATAAACTCCTACTGTACTTGTTCCTACGGTTTCCGTTATTGTTCTGAATACATTAACGGCTGCTGCTGCGACTGCCATTGGTTAATCTCCTCCTAGAGCAAGAATGAATGGTGTGACTTGTGTAAATAAACTTTTGATATAAATGTTTCCAGATACTGTACCAGTTGCCTGATTAATTTCGACACCATCACCAATTCTAAAATTACCAGCCTGGTCAGTACTTGTATACGTAATTTCACCACCATCAAGTTTTATAACTTCATTTTCTGGAATTGTTACTCCACCTCGTGAAGGATATGCTTCTGAAATTGTATTCCCAGAACCAATATATTGGAAAGAATGAGAACTCACAATTTGGAAACTTTGTCTTGTAAAAAATACTGTAGATCCTATCCCAACTTCATTATTTAGATTTTGTATCAAACTAATTGTTGAAATACCAGCAACAGGTTCTGTTGCTTCCAATACACCATAATAAATTGCCTCAATCTCTGCTTGTGCAGTTGCCTGAACACCACTTGGAGGTGGTTCAATTGTGACATTGGGAGCAACTTCAAACTGTGCTCCACCACCAAATACTAATATTTTGGTAACAGATCCTCCTTCAATTGATGCAGTTGCTTGTACAGGAATTGCAAGTCCTGGTCCCGTTGGATCATCAACCGTTACTTTAGGTGGAGTTACATATCCAGACCCTCCATTTATAACTTTAATATCACTCACAACAAAATACTTTTTATCAAAGTAAAGTGCCTGCCCCTGATAAGGACGATTATTTCCCAATCCAGAAACAGTAACAATATTCTGAAGTTCTGCTCCAGTAACACTGACTTCACCAGTATACCTATCAATACAACTTGTATTTTGATCACCAATACCATTAGAAACCAATCCTTTAGTTCCGAAAGAGGAGTTGGAGTTCGTTAAATCACATTGACCTCCATTACCAGTATAAATCGCAATATCATCACAAATGGTGAAGATTGAAACTAACTGACAATACGCACCGTTGGTTACTGATACACCAATACCACCCTGATTAAATTGAGTGTAAGAGTCAACATTAAAAGAACCTTGAACACCAATAGTGTTTATCTTATCTCCTTCATCAGCATTAAATCCATCAATCTTTGCACCAATACTATCAGGAATAAAATTGGTACAGTTTCTTACATAAGGACCTTTAGTAATAATACCAGTTCCTTGTAGTGGACTTGAAGATGCAGTTAGAATACCAGAACTAATTGCTCCATTATTTCCTGGATAGTTTGTAGTGATTCCTGATGCTGCAGGTCCGACATCTATAATTGTAGTTACAATACCCGCACAAACAGTAACTGCCGAAAGAACATTCGCACAGTTTCCTATATCATATGATCCACCATCTATCTGAATACTCTTATCTTTTACCTGAGTATAAGTAGATTGATACCCACCATTCCAACTAATATTATTGATACAAGAACGAGCAATACCAACAGAATAATTGATTGCTTCAATCGTTGCTTCCTTTACACTATATCCATTTGAATCATTTCCTATAATATGTTGTAGAGCACCACCAGTATAATAAGAATTACCGGCACCTACACATTTAGAATTACCACCTCTTGTAATATCATGACAGATTGCTCTGTAAATATCCTTAATATCATCTGCACAATCACTAGGACCTGATGGTGTTACAACAAAAGCAGGATTTTTATAATCAGTACTAGTTAAATATCCGACTGCTTCATTTGCAATGAAATCTAAGTTCTGACGAATTAATCTTGCGGCATCAAAAAATCTATCCGATGAAACACCAACTAATGGTCTAAATGCAATCACTGCAGCACCATCGGTCATAGGACCACCGACAAAACTTAAGTCGGTAACATGACATCCCTCACCTACATAAAATAAATCAGTATTTACATTCTGTGGTGCAACCAGACAACGACGAAGTTCTGTTCCTTCCACAGAAACATTGTCTGGAAGATTAATTGGATTATCTTCTGTATAAGTTCCGGGATAAACCTTTACAGTATCACCAGGAATCGCAAGTGAAACTGCTGATTTAATCGTTGCCTTTGCATTATCCTCATCTAATCCAGTATTAACATCATCACCATTATCAGTTACATATAATGTCTTACCTGCAAATGTAGTACTTCCTGCACCAACTACTACAATTCTTGTTCCAATACCAACACCACCAGTATCCTGCTTTAAGAATATATTACCATCATAAAAGTTTACAGCTAATTCACCTAACTGTACTTGTTCATTTGTTGGTTTCTTGCCAGCAACCGCTGACCTCTTAATCCTAATCGGAGTGGCCATCTATTCTTTATCGGTATTTACCGTTTCAGGTCAGTATGTACTGTTCCCTTTCATTTATTTATAATACAATATTCTTTCTTGATCCATACCGATAAAGATTTACCTCTTCTTCTGGTTCCATCCACTTCTTTATTTTCTCATATCGATCAACATTAAAAAACTCCTGCGAAAGATACCAATCTTCCATAGGAGAATATGCTTTATCTTGATTACAATCATGGCAGGCACATAAAAGATTTTTTGTAAAATCTGGTCCACCCTTTGCCTTTGGAACAATATGGTCTATCGTAAGTTTATCTTGCGATCCACAATACGCACACTCATAACCCCATTCTTCCTTTATCTTTGACCTCCATAACCTTTTTGCTTCTGCAGAACTTGTTGTTTGGAGATTGAAGACATAGGCTTGTGGAGAATTATAGAGAGGCATAAGATATTGCGTCTTATCATTATTTAGATAAACTCACCCATATCATAGATATACATTCTTCCCATCATAATCCAATATGAAGTGAACACATCCTCAAAGTGTTCTGCGAAAAATCTAAACTTCTCATCAATAAGTTGACGACCTAATACTTGGAAGTGTGCCTTAGACAGTGCAAAGAATTCTTCAAGTGCTTCTTCATCTCCTTGCTTAAATCCACGAACATATAAATCCCTTGCAGTATTCATAATCTCATGACATTCTTCTGGAAGTATCACCTTCGTTCTTCCATCAGGCAATGGCAATACTTTATTTTTAATTGTTCCCATCGAAAGTTTCATACACTCTCGACTCTGTTCGACAGACAATGCTCTCTCATCACCATCTCTAAATGCATGTTGTATACATCCATTCGTACATTCCACAACACGAATAAGTGCAGTCGCATCTAATACTTCTTGAGATTGAGAACTCCAAATGTCCTTCCAATACTTATAATACTGTTGATTAACTTCCATAATATTCACTCATTTGTTTTTAACAGTTCCAATGACCCATGATCTCATACCATATGGATGATTAATTGAAACCGTTCCATCAGTTGCTCTATTAACAGTCCCGTTGATATCAGCAATGAGGAGCTGACTTAATGTTGCTGCCCAATCTGGCACCACTATACAAAATCCAATACCACAGTTGAATACATTTCTCATCTCTTCCTCGGCAATCTCTCCTGCCTCCTGTATCTTGTTAAAGAGTTCTGGTCGTTCCCAGGCAGACCAATCAACATCGACAGTCAGATGCTCTGGAAGGCATCGTGGAAGGTTCTCAGGAAGTCCTCCTCCTGTGATGTGTGCCATACCTGAGATAGGAACCTGTTCCAACAACAGGTTTCGAATCAGACGGGCATAGATGGTGGTTGGAACCAACAACTCTGGCATCTCCTTATAGTAAATGTGATTTCTGTTAAGCAAATAGTTAACAAGAGTGTATCCATTACTATGAAGTCCACTACTCTCAATACCAATGACTACATCACCAGGTCGAATGTTAGTGCCATCAACAATATCATTCTTCTCTACAATACCAGTACAGAATCCAGCAAGGTCATAGTCATTTGCTCTGTAATGCTCTGCTGTTTCACCACCCAATAATTCCATTCCAGCCATCACACAACCAGTGGCAATTCCATTCACAATGTCAGTGACATTATCATCTAGTGATTTGGTAGAGATATAGTCTAGAAAATATAATGGTTTAGCACCAGAACATATAACGTCATTGACGCACATAGCAACGAGATCCTGACCAATAGTGGTGTAATCAAAAGCAATCCTACAAATGTTAATTTTAGTTCCGACACCATCAGCACCAGATACTAGAACAGGTTTCTCATATCCTGATGGAATTTCCATCATTCCATTAAACCCACCAACATTAGGTGCCAGTGCTTTGATATACTCTACAAAGGAACGTCCTTTGATAATATCAACTCCAGAAGTCTTGTAGTCCATTAGTCTCTTCCTAAACGAATGTATAATGTAATCAATGATTGTGAGATTAAATCACAAGAATATGTAAATCCTTGTTTGTTTTCTTCGTCCCAGTGTTCTCTTTGACTTTTAAGAATAGCAGAGAACTCTTTGATCTTAGTTCTCATCTCTTCTTTAGATAATTTATCCAATGATTTCACCTCTGGCAATTTTTTCACGACGGTCTAGTTTCCATACTATGTAATCCATTGTTGGGATACACATAGGGTTCCAACCTACAAATGTTGTGGATTCCTTACTTGGGATCTTCCAACAGGGAGCATCATCATTCTCAAGGTCTAATGACTTACGATACTCTTCCTCACCAAACATAACAACTGCTCTCTCTGCTTCATTCAAACTCTTGAAGCAATCAAAGCAATTCTTTCTAATGATATCAGGGATTTCGTGTTTCATTTTACAAAAGGTGATGTAGTAGGTTTGTTTGTTTTATACCATTCCATTGGTACTTTTTCTGTTCTAAACTTCATCCAAAGTTGTCTAGTCAACTCTCTTCTTTGGCAGGATAATAACTCACAATTCATTTTGAATCTCAAGTTTAAGTTTACGAATGCCAGTGATGAAATAACCAAAGTCCCTGGTTTCTGTGATGGGTTTTGTCTCACCACATACACCACACTTTGATTCATACACAGATGAACATCCTACAGAATAAACTCCATACTTATGTCCACAATCAA